CCGAGAACATCCGCGACCGCTACGACCGCCTGTTGACCGAGATTGGCAACCGCAAGGTGGTGATCGAGAACGACCGCTACTACACCGCAAACTTTGCGCTGATGAGCGGCGCCATGGACAACGCGCTGTCGCAGGCCGAGAGCTTCCGCTCCAGCAGCTCGCGCGTGGCCACGGGGCTGGCGGCGGACGGCAGCCTGGGCTTTACCAAGGGCATACCCACCTTCAACCCCAGCGCGCCGGGGCTGGTGCTGGGCGACAGCCGCATTCTGGTGGGTGAGCGGGCGAACACGCGGTTCCGCATGGTCAAGGCCTTTGCCATGAACCCGCCCGAGCAGGCCCGCAATGCCAACGGCCTGTACACCGACCAGCAGGAAGGCTTTGGCACGCAGTACATCGTGAGTCACACGCCCACGCAGCTGAAAAACAGCCTGACTTCCATCATCGTGTACAGCAGCACGGGCCGCGTAGCACGGGCAGCCTAACAACCCTAAGAGCGACTGTGAAACCCCCTGAGCGCGCCCATAGGTGGCGCGCCAGGGGTGCAGCTGCAAAGGAGAACCCCATGGGCACCCGACACATCGAGAACCTCACGGCCAATGCCATCTTCGTAGGTGGCAAGCTGATTCCCCCCGGCACGGGCCGCGACATTGACGAGGCGCTGCTGCCGCCCGAGCGGCTTGGCGCGCCTGTGCAGGAAGGCGAACCCGAGCCAACGCTGGCCGAGCTTGTGGCCGAGCTGCATGGGCGCAGCGTGAAAGACATTGCCGCCGAGCTTCCCGGCCTGAAGCAGGAAGCGCTCGACATGCTGCGCGAGGCAGAAAACGCTTCGACCAAGCCGCGCACCAGCCTGCTGGCTGCGCTGGACGCCGAGCGCCTGCGCCGTGCCGATGAGCAGTTGCAAACCGATGCCGATGCCGCTTACCAGGCGCAGTTGGCGAATTTGACGCCAGAGCAGCTTGCCGCCATTGGCGAGGCGCAGCAGGCGTAAGGGGCAGCAGGCATGTCCATGACGCTTTCGGCGCTGGTTGCGGACTTCAAGGCTTCGCTTGGCGATCCTGCCGCGCAGTTCCGCGCCCCCGCTGACGCAGACTTTCAGCGCATGCTGAAGGTGGCGCTGCTGGATCTGCAGGTAAAGCGTCCTGCGACCAAGCCTGGGCAGATCGAACTGTTTCCTCTGCAGGCGCGCTATGCAGTTGCGTACCCGGACTTTGCGGCCCTGAAGTTGCATCAGTGGGCTGACCCCGCAAGCACCCCCAAGCCATGGGACGCGGCCTACCCTGGCGCTGTGCCGCGCGTGGCTGCCCAGTGGGATGGCCTGGCCTGGTGGCTGGAGTTCAGCCCCGCTCCCACTGTGCGCCAGTTGCAGGTTTGGGGAACTGATTTTCGGTTTTGGTACTTTGCCGCCCACGATCTGAGCGACACGCCTGGCGCCACCACGGTGAACCCATCGGACCGTGGCCTGCTGCTGCTGCGCGCCCAGGCCGAGGCCATGCGCGAGCTGGCGATGCGCAACGTGGTCAAGCCGGTGCAGATGCGCGACGGCTACAGCGGCACACCGCGAAACGGAAGTCCGGCGGCGCTATTCGAGACGCTGCTGGCCGAGTTCAAGGGGGCGCGCTGACCATGGCCACGACCAATGTGCATGTGGTGAGCGCGCAGATGCGCGCGCAAGGCGCCGGGCTTGAGCAGGCGCTGGGGGCTGAGTTGGCCGCGCTTGCACAGCAGGCCGCTGTGCTGATGAAAAACCGGGCGCCGAAGTTTCGCAGCACGCTGACCAATTCGATCCACGCCGAGCAAACCGGCGAACTGGAGTGGAGCGTTGGCCCTGGCGTGGACTACGCCCTGCCCGTGGAAGAGGGCCGCAAGCCCGGCAAAGGCCTGCCCCGCTGGAGCGACCCCGAGGCGGCGGACATCAAGGCCTGGCTTGCATCGAAGGCGTTTGCCGGGCGCAGGCGCGCCCGCAAGAACAGCATGGCCGCAGTGCACGAAAACCTTGAGCTGCGCGACCGCTACCAAGGCCTTTCGTGGTACGTGCGGCACTTTGGCACCCAGGCGCGCCCGTTTGTGGCACCGGTGGCCGAGCAGATGCGGCGCATCTTTGCGGGCCGCATGGAGCAGGCCGGGCGCACATTTTTGGCCAAAAGCGGTGCCGACGGCGCAGCCGGAGGTGCCGCGTGAACGAGCTGGACACCGCCCTGGAGGCCATCAAGACCAGCCTGGCCGCAGCGCTGCCGCTGCGCGTGGTGCAGCGCAGCCTGGTGCTGGACCCGATCAACCACGACCCGGCCGCGCTGGAGAAGGGCGTGATTTGCCTGGTGGCCGGTGGCGGCGGGCGCTTTGCCAACTACCGGGGCCGCGAGGGGCAGTTGGGCCACGCCAGCTTGGGCGTGGTGGGCTTTGTGAAGGTGGCCGAGGGGAGCGACGCGATGGCGGTAGAGCAGGCCGAGCTGGCCTTGCTGGCCGATGTGCTGGCCTGGGTGGCCGCGCCTGTGGCGCCCGGTGCGCCCAAGCCCTGGGACGTTGCCTTGCCGCAGGACTGGCGCTGCAGCCGACAGATGGAGCACCCCTACGGCTGGATTGTGCTGGACCTGGACGTGCGGCCCTAGGGCTGCGACTGGCAACCCATTTTCAAAGGACGAAAGCCATGACTGAAAAAGCGAACAAGCCCAAGGGTGATGCCGAGGCAAGCCCGGAGCGCAAGCCCCTGCCCGTGCCCGAAGGCGGCTGGCCAGCGGATGAATTTACCGGCCAGGCGGGCAGCTTTGCCCGCGACCCCTACACGGGCAAGCGAACGCGGGTGCAAGAGCCCACGGCGCCGCGCCCCGGTGCACTCGACTGAGCGGCATCGCCCATCCATTTTTAGGAGAACGACATGGCATTGAGCATGAAGAACCTGGTGCTGCTGGCAATGAAGCAGACCGCCCTGGGCACGCCCGCTGCGCCGGTACCGGGCACAAACGCCATTTTGTGCCGGGGCCTGACGCCTCAGCCCATCAAGGGCAAGTTTGTGGAGCGCAACCTGATTCGTGGCGCCAAGGGCAATTACGGCGCCATCGTGGCGGGCGAGCACCGGCAGTTTGAGTTTGAGGTGGAGCTGGCCGGTTCCGGCGCGGCAGGCACGGCGCCCAAGTTTGCTCCGCTGCTGCTGGGCTGCGACTTTGCCGAGACGCTGACCGCCAGCACAAGCGCGGTGTACCAGCCGCACGGCGCCGAGGGCGACTACATCACGCTGTTTGCCTACCTGGACGGCATGCTGTTCAAGCTGACGGATGCCAAGGGCATGGTGAGCATCACGCTGAACGCCGAGGAAATTCCGGTGATGAAGTTCACCTACATCGGCAAATACGAGACGCCGACCGACGTGGCTTTCCCCACGGGCATCGTGTTCACGGGGTTCCAGAAGCCGGTGACCGTGGGCGACACCAATACCGCCACGTTCTCGATTGCCGGGCTGGACCTGGTAACGCAGAGCTTCTCGCTCGACATGGCTAACCAGGTGGCCTGGCGCGATTTGATCAATCGATCGGGCGTGCGCAGCCCCGACCGCAAGCCCACGGCCAGCGCAGTGTTCGAAATGACCAAGGTGGCTACCAAGAACTGGGCCGAGGACGTGCGCCTGGGCACCGAGATGGCGCTGTCCATCGTGCACGGCACGGTGGCGGGCAACACGGTGGCCATTGCTGCGCCCAAGCTGCAGTTCAACCAGGAACCCAGCCTGAGCGACGCCGACGGCGTGGCCATGCTGAACGCCAGCTTTGCCGTGATGCCCGATGCGGGCAATGACGAAGTGGTGTTGACGTTTACCTGAAACACCCTGCCGCAGACCCGAATCAACCCGAATCAAACCCGAATCAACCCCTGAAAACGAGAGAACACCATGGCATTCAGCTTCAAAAAACGCGAATTCTTTGTTACCGAAGTCACCATCCCCGTGCCCAACGAAAAGGGCGGGCTGGACAACAACACCTTCAAGGCGCACTTCAAGCCCGCCACCAATAGCGAGCTGAAAGAGCTGCGCGAAGGCGAGGACATTGCCACGGTGCGCAAGCAGCTTTTGGGCTGGGAAATGGTGGACGAAGAAACCCGGCAGCCCGTGCCGTACAGCGAGGAAGCCCGCGAGGCGGTGCTGGAAGTGGCTGCGGCCCCGTACCACATTGCCCTGGCGTTCTATCGGGCCAGCAGCGGGGCAAAAGCAAAAAACTCGTAGCGGCCGCGCGCGCCTGGGCGGGTGTTGGCCTGGCCCGGGAGCGTTCGGCGGTGGTGGTGGATGAGGCGCTTGAAGATGGGCTGCGCCGATTTGGCGCCGGTGATGACGAGATTGAACGTGTGCGGCTGGAGCGGGGCAGCGCAGCGGCGCAGGACCCCCATGTGTGCGACGTGCTGCCGGAGAACTGGGAGGTGTGGCAGTTCTTTTTGCGGGCGCAGACGCAGTGGCTTTATGCCGGTGGCGGCATGGGCCCGGCGGCGCGGGTGGCGATGAACTTTCCAGGGGTGGAGGCCAAGGCTCGTATCCGCGGCATACCGCCGCAGCAGTTGCAGGCCTGGGCTGATGACCTCGACACGATCGAACTGGCCGTGCTGCAGGCAGACAACGAATTGGCGGCCAAGCGCCGCCGTCAATAGGGGCTGTGATGAGCGTGAGCGGAAAACT